TCGCGCGGCCTGCCACCAACAAGAACAAGGAGAAAGACGTGGCGAAAGAACTGGTTTACATCGACGCCAACGGCGACAAGCAGGCAGCGGACCTCAGCCTGGCTGTGGTCAAGGAGGCTTGCGACGCGGGCGTCGGCATTCGCGAGTACGTCAATGCGAAGTACCCCACCAACGCCGATCGCGACGGCACTGCCTTCGAGCAGTTCATGGAGCAGTGCGGCCTGTTCGTCGGGGGCAATCGCGCCCTGGGCATCCGCAAGACCAACTTCGACGACATCCTGAACCCGTCGAAGGAAGCGAACAGCCCGATCACGCGTGACAACGTGCCGGCCTCGCGCATCCTGTTTCCCCCGGCGATCCTGTCGGTGGTCGAGGACAAGCTGAAGGTCGACCGCACGCAGGCCACGCGCACCCTCAACGCGCTCATCGCGTACGAGGATTCGATCCAGGGCTCGCGCTTCGAGCGTCCGGTGCTGAACTTCAGCAAGCCCGAAGCGGCCCGCTCCGCTGCGGTCGCGCAGCTCTCGCTGCCGAACGTGATGCTGTCCATCACGGCGTCGGACAAGCCGTACGTCGTGCCCAGCTGGTCGATCGGCATGGAGATTTCGGAGCAGGCGCTTCAGATCACCACGCTTGACCTGGTGGGCCTTGCTCTCGGCCGCCAAGCCGAAGTCGAGCGCGAAGAGCGTTCGAACGGCCAGATCCTGTCGCTGCTGCAAGGCGACACGGACATCAGCCAGGCTGCGCTGTCCGCGGCGACCGCGCAATCCTTCGACGCGACCATCGTGACCGACGGTGTGTTGAGCCAGAAGGCGTGGGTGGCGTGGCTGACGCAGAACAACACGAAGCGGCGCATCGACACCATCGTGACCGACCTTGCGACGGCGATGGCCATCGAGAACCGCACGGGCAAGCCGGTGATCACGGGCGACAACCCGAACAGCAAGCGCATCGACACGCTGTTCGAAGTCATCAACCCGACGTGGCCGGACCGCGTGAAGATCTTCCTCACCACGGACCCGAACTGGCCGGCGAACACGATCATGGGCCTGGACACGCGCTACGCGATCCACCGCGTGACGAGCCTGTCGGCGCAGTACTCGGCGATCGAGCAATTCGCGATGAAGCGCTCGACGGCGATGCGCTTCGACAACGGCGAGCTCGTGTACCGCGAGTTCGACGAGGCCTTCGACGTCCTGACGCTCACGACGTAATCGCAGGCGGGTGATTCCACCGGGGCGGGCCGCCACGAGCGCACCCGCCCTTTTTCAAGCCCCCAAAGGAAAGACCATGTCCGACAACAAGAACTCGTCCGCAAGCACGGACAAAGCGACCCTTTCGATCAAGGACCAGGCCGGTGCCGAGCCGCCGAAGGTCGAGAAGAAGTCGTGGCCGAAGGTTGGCCGCGTACGCTCCGCCGTCGGCCGCATGGTGCACTTGCACCAGCCGGGCGTGGTGATCGACGGTGAGTCCGACAAGAAGATCACCATCGACGGCTTCGCGCGGGCCCAGCTCGACGCGGGCAAGTGGATTCTGGTGACCGATTAATTTTCCGCAGGGGCCTTCCGCATGGCTTTGACGGACTACGCGCAGTACGATGAGGTTCGCGCCGCTCTGGGCGTGAACGACGTCGAGCTGAAAGACGCGGTGTTGGCCCTGCCCATCTACTTGATGGGCCTGGTCCGGGAACTGAACAAGATCTCGACGTCACTGCCTGCGGCTTTTTCAGCCGTGGCGGAACTTGCCGAAGACGACCGCAGCGACGCGCAGCAGGCGCTGTACGACGCCACGCGCTTGTTCAGCGCCTACGCGGTGGCCAAGCAGGTCGGCGTCTCGCTCCCCAGCTTCATGCCCAAGGACATCACGGACGGCAAGGCCGCCGTGGGCCGGTTCTCGGGCGCGCCGTACGAGGAGACGCTCGCGCGCATCGACCAGATGTTCGGTGCGCTGCGCGAGGATCTTGCGACCGCGTACGCGAGCTATGCGAGTGAGGACGCGCCCAGCCCGCTCGGGCCGCCGACGTCGTTCATCGCAGTCGCGCGGGCCAGCGACCCTGTGACGGGGACTTGATCATGATGACGCTGGCAGAGGCGGCGTCGTACTTCGATCGCACGCCCGTTCTTCATCCCGACAACGACACCGTCCTGTTCTATGGGCAGGTCGAGCCGTACGACGACAGCCGGCGCGACGCCGGCGCGGCGTACCGGCGCATCCTGAGTGTGGCGCCGGGCACCGCGGTGCCGGCGGTGGTGAAGGTTCTGGGCAAGGTATGGATCGTCGGCAAAAACGAGAGCGACGCGCTCGACGAGGTGCTGCGCGACAAGTACGTGCTGCAGCCGGCCCTCACGAAGGCCTCCGTCAGCCGCGCAGATGACTTTCTGGCCGGCGTCGTGACGTCCAGTGTGTGGCTCTCGACCGAATGGCTCAAGGACGGCAAGGAACTGGAGGTGTCCTCCAACGTCGTGACGATGTACACCGTCATCGCGCCTCAAGGCGCCGACTTGCGCGAGCACGACATCATCTGGTACTCGGGCGCAGCCCTGATGATGCAAAAGCCGCGTCATCACCCTTCGGGCTACATCGAGGCCGAGGCGGTCGCGCTCGACCAAACGCTGCCCGACACCGCGACCCTGTCGCAGCGCACATTCAGCCCCGCATCCGGCGCATACACGACGGCGACCACGGGTACGGCGCCGTGTATGCGCGTGCGCTGGCAAAGCCTGTACCTGTATGAGGACCAGTCGTCCACGCGCTACCAGGAGGGCGACGCCACGCTTGTGCTCCCCGCGGGCACGACGCTGTCGACGAATGATCTGGTGACCCTGAGCGGCAAGGACTGGAAGGTCCTTGCCGTGCAGCAACTGGCCGGCTGCGTGTGCGCGCACGCGCGGGGCGTCTGATGTCCTTCGTCAAGAATCTCACCGAGTTCGACACGGGCGTCGACCTGTTCATCAAGAAGGTCGAGGCGATGCCAGTGCGCGCTTTCAGGTGGCTGGTGTGGGAGATCTTTTGCGAAATCCTGAACCAGACGCCGCAGTGGTCGGGCAAGGCGGTGGCGAATTGGAACATCGGGGTAGGCGCGCCCGACTACACCTGGGACGACTCTCTGGGCGAGCCCGACGTGGGCCTCACGGCGCTGCACGCCTCACCGCTTGAAAAGGGCAATCCTGAGTGGATCGAGGTCGCCAAGCTGCGCAACATCGACAAGCTTTCGCAGATCAAGCGCCGCGAGAAGGTCTACATCACCAACAGCGTGTTCGGCGACACGGATCACGGCAAGGCGGGCCCCTTCTACATGGCGGCGCTGCAGGACCCGTCGTACTGGCAGCACAAGCTGCGCGAGGTGAACAAACCCTACGAGGTGGCCACTGAAACCATGATCCGCGTGATCGGTGAGACCCAGATCAAGGGCTTCGGAAGCGGCCTGGAGCTGTCCCGAGTCGGCGGGCTTTCGTTCGGAGACGGGCTATGAGCATCGAGACCTTCCGCGGCGCGGTGCAGGCTGCGATCGAGCAGTGGCAGCAGGACAACTACCCGAACCTGCCGGTGCAGTGGGACAACTCGGCGCCGCTTGATCAGTCGGCCGTGGGCACGATGTGGTTGGACGTGCGCGTGCGTCCCGACGGCGGCGGCAACGTTGGTATCGGCGACCGCGCCCGGGCCCTGGGGCGCGATCGCGGCACCATCAACACGCACCTGTATGTGAAGGTGGGCGAAGGTACAGCGACCGCCGACCAGATCATCGAGAGCCTGCGCGAGCTACTGCGCAATCGGCGCCTGGGCGGCGGCACCCTCGAGTTTCCTGTTTTTTCCTCGCTGCCGGACTTGCTTGGCTGGCGTCAATGGGGGCTTCGGACGCCCTTTCGGCTGGACTCAGCGTAGGGGATTGATTTTTGGGAGGAGCCGTCCCTAGTCTGGCTCGAATTCTCCAACAACAAGAACAAGAAACGGAGATCACATGTCTGATTTCGCTTCCAGTGCCAATGGTGTTCTCCGGTACATCGAAGAGGTCACGCCCGGCACCACGCCCGGGTCGGGCAACGGCACGAACCTGCGCTTTACCACCCCGACAATGAAAGCGGCGGTGGCGACCGTCAAGTCCAATGAGGTGCGCCCTGATCGCCTGAAGACCGGCTCGGTGCGCTCCGACCTGAATCTGGACGGCGGTTTCAACTTCGAGCTCTCGGGCAAGGAGTACGACCCGTTCTTCGAGAGCCTGCTGTGCGACACGTGGTCTCACTATGGCGTCTCCGGCCTGGGCGTGTCGTTTACGGCGACGACGCTGGCCGGCAGCATCACCGCCGGCTCCGCGACGAGCGGCTCGAGCGACTTTTCGAACATCGGCCTGGGCGAGTGGATCAAGGTGATTCCCCCGTCGGGCGCCTCGCAAGCGGTGAAGGACTACTTCGCTGATCGCTGGTTCAAGACGCACGCATCCACGGCCGCGACTTCGACGGTGATCACACTGGATGCGTCCACGCCGATCGAAGCGCCCGGCATCGTCACCGGTGTCGCGGGCTACAAGGTCAGCCAATCGATCATCTCCAACGGCACGACCAAGAAATACCACACGCTGGAGTACGGCCTGACCGACATCAGCGAGTACATGGCGTTCCGCGGCATGCGCGCGAACACGATGGACCTGAACATCGACGTCGGCGCGATCATCACCGGCTCGTTCGGCTTTGTCGGGCTGGGTCACTCCAGCGTGACCGCTTCGACCCTGCCCGGCTCCCCGATCGACTCGCAGACGCTGGATCCGCTGAGCGCGGTGACCGACGTGGGCACGATCTACGAGGCCGGCACGGACCTGCTTGCAAACGGCTCGTTCATCAAGAGCGTGAAGCTCAACGTGAACAACAACCTGCGCGGCCAGAAAGCCGTGGCGGTGTACGGCAACGCCGGCATCGGTGACGGAGAACTTGCCCTGTCGGGTCAGCTCGAGGTCTACATGGCCGACGCCGCCTACTACCGCAAGTGGATCAACGGCACGAACACGAAGTTCACGCTGGGCATGGCCGACGCCGACGGCAACGGCTACCTGTACGACTTCGGCAAGGTGACGTTCCGAGATGTGGGCTTCAACCCCGGCGGCACTGCCGATGACGTGATGCTCACGCTCCCGTTCGACGCTTACTACGACCCGGCGACCGGCAAGGGCATCCGCGTCTTCCGTGCGATCGCCGCGTAACGAATCCGCCGGCT